TTTGGTTGCGACTAATATGGAAAAACAAGATTTAGTTCCATCTGTCTTTGAGGGTTTTGTTCCTTGGGGAAACTATGGTAATCTCAAAAAGATTATCAAGTCTGGAATGTTCTATCCTGTTTTTGTTACTGGTCTTTCTGGTAACGGTAAAACACTTATGATTGAACAGTTACACGCTGAGATGAAAAAAGAGTTAATCCGAATCAATATCACTATTGAGACTGATGAGGATGATCTACTTGGTGGTTTCCGTTTGGTTAATGGTGAAACTAAGTTTGTGCCTGGTCCTGTGATCGAAGCAATGGAACGTGGTTGCACTTTGTTACTAGATGAATGTGATCTAGGTTCTAACAAGTTACTCGCACTACAGCCTGTCCTTGAGGGTAAGGGTGTGTTCTTGAAAAAGGTTAACAAGTGGATTACTGCGAAGCCTGGTTTCAATGTAATGGCAACTGCCAACACTAAAGGTAAAGGTTCAGAAGATGGACGTTTTATCGGAACTAACATTCTTAACGAAGCATTTCTAGAACGGTTTGCAATCACTATCGAGCAACCCTATCCTGCAGCTGCAATTGAGAAAAAGATTATTCTTGGTTCCATGAAAAAGTATGGTGCTATCGATAAAGAGTTTGCAGATAACTTAGTTGTTTGGGCTGAAGTTATTCGTAAGACTTTCTATGATGGTGGTGTTGATGAAGTTATCTCTACTCGCCGTCTGGATCACATCGTGAAAGCATTTGCTATCTTTGGTGACAAGATGCAGTCTATCGAAATGTGTGTTGCACGTTTTGATGATGATACAAAAACTTCCTTCCTTGATCTATATACCAAAATTGATGCTGGTATTTTAAATCAAGAAGAAGATTCTTCTTCAGAGGACGCTGTTCCTACTGAAGAAGAAAGTCCGTTCTAAAAAATATAAAGGACATTGACTTTTTGTGTCAAAACCTTTATATATAGTATATACTAGGCAATTCATAAGTCCTAGAGATACAGAGTTTTTGATGGTTTTTACTGTGAATTTAAAAAACCATCACTTAACTGTAGGATGCCTTATAGGGTTCTACCATAATCTTGCTTAAAAGGAGATAACTAATGGTTACAAATAAAGCACTAAGTCTATTCGACAATTTCAATCAACTAACACCTTATGCTGTAGGGTATGATCGTGTATTCGATCATCTAAACAGCTACGTTGCTAACAACGCAACATCTACGGGATTTCCACCATATAACATATCAAAAGGAGGTGACTTTACTTATGTCATTGAAATGGCCTTGGCTGGATTCTCTAAAAAGGATATTGAAATTGAAGTAGCAGACGGCACACTTACGGTACGTTCCATCAAAGAGAACGAGGCCAATGATGACACAATTCATCGTGGTATTTCTAATCGTAAGTTCAATCGAAAATTCACTCTTGCAGATGACATTGTAGTGAATGATGCTTCTCTCGAAAATGGTATGCTCAAGATTGATCTTGAACGTATTGTTCCAGAGGAAAAGCGCCCTCGATTAATTGCTATAAAATAAATTTGTAAAAACTTGGAAAAGGGACTTTACTTTTAGTCCCTTTTCCTTTATTATGATAATATAATGAAGGAGATATTATGTTAGTAAAAGAAGAAAAAGTATTAAAATTACTTGGTGCAGATCAGCCAGGACAAATGGAAATGATAACTACCCCTATCATTAATCACCATCGTGCAAAAATTAAATTTGGCAAAACAGTTGTTGATTTTTTAAATAAAGAAATAGATTCAACTACAGAAGATCAAACAGAAAATTATGAAAAAGCTCTTGTTGGTCAAATGCGACATCACAAAAATTCTTCACAACTTAAATTTGATTTAACTGCCCCTGTAGGAAAAGAACTGGTTACAATTTTAAACTCAATTGGAACATCTTTTTTACAGCAAGGTTACGGAAAAGAATCTTTTGCATCTTGTTTTGATGTTTGGACTAATCGTGTATATGCTGGAGATTATAATCCATTTCATAATCACAGCACAACAACTGCTGCAGGACTATCTGGTTTTATGTGGTTAAAACTTCCAGAAGAAATGGAAGCGCAACATACTGGGCCCCAAAGAGTTGTTTTTGGTGAAACAGATGGCCAATATGATGGATGGACTCATATGGCATGGGGTTTAGGAACAAGGACAGATATTTATAATTTAAAACTTGATGGCGAAGCTTATGTTCAGCCTGAAGTTGGTACTTTGTATGTTTTTCCTAAATGGTTACATCATCAAGTACTACCATTTTCTGGACCAGGCGAACGGCGTTCTATTGCTATGAATTGGAATGTGGTAGAAACACAAAATGAAATTAAAAAAATTATGGACCCAAATGAATATAAAGATTTTTTGGCTTTAATTCCTCCTGATATTGATAAGTCTATTCCATTTCTAACAACAATCGGTGGTTCTGTTCTTAATGTCAAGTTAAATGAAGATTGAGTTAATCTTAAACTAAAGGAAACAAAATGAAACATACTATTGAAATGGGATACGAACAGGTTGATGCTATCATTGTTCTAGAACTTAAATATCAATATTCGAGTTTAAAACAAGACCTCAGTCGAAGACAGGACGATGATTACACAGGATCGGGTTTCTTTGATACGGATAAAGATGCTGATTGTGCTGAGATTCAAAACCACATGAATGCTGTTGCAAAAGTCCTTTCATACAATATGGTATTTGAAGATTATGAAAATTGGAAGCCTGATGAAGACTAAAGATTATGTCGTTGTTACTGCTATTTCATCTCACCGTGGGCGTTATGTAATGCACCGTGATGATCTACAGAAACTAAATCCATCAGTTCCAGTTAATGCTATTGAGTGGGCTAACGATACAGTTAATATGAACGAATGTGAAGAGTTTTCTCAAGAACACATGGGCGAATATATTGTTGATACTGTTGAGATGAATGAAGAAGACATGCTTGAACTGTTTGATAAAGATAATGATTATCTGCGTGAATGGACAAAGGATCAGAAGATTGCATGGATAAGGAAAAGTATTAGTGATGAGTAATTTTATCCATATTATTTTAATGAAGGAGAAAGTAACTGTCAAAAGTTAACTACAAATATAATGAGGACAAAACTTTGTCTGATTTGAAAGAGTACATCGACTCAACTTATGATGAACACTATAGCACGAACCAGTTTCAGGCTACAGAGTTCATCATAGACGGTGGACATGGTGAAGGTTTCTGTATCGGTAACATCATGAAATACGCACAACGATATGGAAAAAAAGATGGTTATAATAAAAGGGACTTGCTAAAAGTCATCCACTATGGTATTATAGCTTTATACAATCACGACATTATGGAGAAAAGTGTAAATGAAACTAAGTAGTCAAACAATAAATGTGTTGAAGAATTTCTCAACCATTAACCAAAACCTTGTAATCAAGGAAGGTAGTGATATCACTACTATGTCAGCAATGAAGAACATTGTTGCTAAAGCAAAGGTAGATGAATCCTTTACAAAAGAATTTGCAATTTATGATCTTAATGAATTTCTATCTGCACTATCTTTATTTGGAACTCCAGATTTAGATTTTCAAAATGATTTTGTTGTCATCACAGAAGAAGGTTCTTCTAAATCTTTAAAGTATTGGTATTCTGATCCATCTGTGGTTACTACACCTACTAAAGATATTACTATGCCTTCTAATGAGGTTAAGTTTAATTTCTCTAGTGATACTCTTGCAGAAATAACAAGGGCTGCATCTGTTATTGGAGCTCCTGATATGGTACTTGAAAACGGTAAACTTAAAGTGACAGATAAAAAGAATACAACTGCAAATGATTTTGCACTTGATCTTGATGTTCCTGCCAGTGAAGTTGATTATAAATTCTGGTTCAAAGTTGAAAATTTAAAACTACTTCCTGGCTCTTATGGGGTTGAAGTTTCTTCAAAAAACATTAGTAAGTTTTCTAACACTAATGTTGCGATAGAGTATTTTATTGCTCTGGAACCAGAATCTTCTTATGCCGCTTAAAGTTAGGAATCTATATTATGGAAAACTTTTTATGGGTCGAGGAATATCGGCCCAAGGATGTAGGCTCGTGCATACTTCCTAAAAATCTAAAAGAAACTTTCACAGAGTTTGTTGAAAGTGACACTATACCCAATCTGATATTATCAGGTGGGCCTGGTGTAGGTAAAACAACTATTGCAAAAGCAATGCTTGAGCAGATTGGTGCTACCTATATGATGATCAACGGTTCTGAGGAGTCAGGTATTGACGTTCTCAGAACTAAGATCAAAAACTTTGCTTCTACTGTTTCACTCGAAGGTGGCAGAAAGTATCTAATACTTGATGAAGCAGATTATCTAAATCCACAATCTACTCAACCAGCCTTACGAGGTTTAATGGAAGAGTTTCATAATAACTGTGGATTTATTCTTACTTGCAATTATAAGAATCGTTTGATTGAACCATTACACTCTCGTTGCAGTGTAGTTGAGTTTTCTATTCCTAAATCTGAGAAACAGAATCTTTCTTCTGAGTTTATGAAAAGACTTATAAGTATACTTGATATAGAAGAAATCAAGTATGACAAAAGAGTTGTTGCCGAAGTTATTAAAACACATTTTCCAGACTGGCGTAGAACTTTAAATGAATTACAAAGGTATTCAATGTCAGGTACAATTGATGCTGGAATACTGGTAAATTTAAGTGATGTAAACATAGAAGAACTTATGCATTGCATGAAAAATAAGGAGTTTACTAATGTTAGAAAATGGGTTGTCGATAATCTTGATAATGATCCTGTACATTTGCTCAGGAGCATTTATGATAATCTTTATGAGCATGTGGATGGCTCTACTATCCCTCATTGCGTTGTGGTATTGGGTGAGTATCAGTACAAGTCAGCTTTTGTTGCAGACCAAGAAATAAATATTATGGCTTGTTTGACTGAGATCATGGGAAGGGCTAAATTCAAATGATAG